TAAGTTGGATTCGTGAAATCAACTCCAAAATGTGACACTTTGAAGGGGTCCAAGTATCTGGTTTGGAATGCAACTTTGTCTTTCGCAAGCTTCTCAGCAAGATTGTAAAAGAAAGGACCTAGAACTGGAACACCAGTATTTACTAGTGCTTCGGTGAGAGCATATGTGTACATGTAGCTTGGCATTTGGTCATTCATGTATGCCCTAGGAATAACTCCAGCTCTATTGAGAACTCGTCTGTAGTCTCGAATCATCGTCCATCGATTATTGACTTTGAATGGTCTAGTTTGACAGAAGACTATGTCAGTGAATCTAGTCGCGATATTGTCGACTCGTAAATGGAATCCTGCATCGAAGAAGGTGGCTGGGAGTGTTTCCAGAATTCGCGAGAACTGAGCCTTCTCACAAAAAAGGACACAGTCATCACCCGCGTCCAGTAGTGCCCATTCGTGTGCTTTAATTCCATGTATCTTCATGTGAGCTAATATTGTGGCAACGACGAGGATTGAGTTTCCCATGGCGGTGTTGACACAGCCAGTTTGACGATTGGAAAACTTTAGGCTACACTTTCCATCAAAATCACGTTTGCGAGATCGAATGATACCTTTAAGTACACTTTGTTTTTGTAGGAGAAACTGTAATTCATCCACTACATCTTTCGTTGCATGTCGAAATGCATACAGGTAAGCCGAGTGTTCCAAGCTCAAAAGGGCACAATGCACAGATCGGTCCATCCGACTCACATCTATCATAACTGCGATTGTTTCCGTGAACATTTTCCATTTAGCTAGGAGTTTAGACGCTGTTTGCGCGTAGTTCATTCCCTTGGAGAAGACATGCCCATATGGTAAAAAGGTTCCATCACTTTTGTATTTAAAGATTGCTTTTTCCAGCCAATGAAGCGTTGTCATGAGTTGTACGTTGTATCGGGGATGCATGCTCAGGACGGCACGTTGATCCACAGCCATTCCGCCATTAGCACTAGGGTAGCCTTTTGCTGAATCATTCTTTTCGGTCTTGCCCCACACCGTTGTGAGGTAATGCTGTGGTAACACTTCAGGGAAGGTAGCAACTGCCACTCTATAGACTTTCTTTTTGTGGGGTGGGACGCTTAATAACATTTCGTCGAGTGTTGATGGGTGCACATCTTCTGCCATTTCGTCCATCATGTCTAGTAAAATTGACGCTAGAAGATCGCACATTTGATCAGTTGGGGTAGGGAACTCTCTGGGGTCTTCAGGTTTTAGAATATCGTTCAGCACCCTATTTCGAACACATGTTTCGATGTTCGCTAAACAGGTTGCGGGAACAACAACTTCTTCTCCCCCGGAGAATTGCCATATTTTCAGCCACTTTGGGTGGATGTTTTCACATCCATCCAGGGTCAGAGTTGCTCCTGCTGTTAAGGGAGACAATTGTCTGCCTTGACAGCAGAAAAGTTGGAGCAACTCAAAGTGCCCCTATTTCATAGGGGGTGACCCAAATCCACCTTTATAGAAGGTGAATGATGCTGGGTGGACGGCTAGAAGGACGGGTTCTATTTGATCACGAATCAGCTTGTTTGAAGCGGACTGGTCTAGTGGTGTTTTTGGATCGACTTTTGCGTAAATCGTACATCCTGCATACTGTAGTTTGATGGGTCTCGTTTTGCTTAGGAGGCTTGTTGCAAATTCACTAGTGTTTGGACTGGAGTTCAGATGATCTGATTGGGCAAGTAAGAAGTCATATATGCGAAACTGTAGAAGTATGGGGTCAGCACACTTGTGTTGGTCTTGAACTCCCTTCATTGTTTCTGAAGAAATACGCATCAACTCGTCATCATTCCTTGGGTCGATGGGTAGGAGAGTGGTTGGGAACAGTCTAGTGTTTGTTTTTGCACGGACTGGTTGGAACTGTTTGGCTTGTTCTTCAGCATCAAGCACGAAACTGTCGAGAGCACCTTTTAGACCAAGGGTGCGGTCAATAACGTTGGCGACCCGTATCAATGGTGACCTCAAAAGAACTCTCCAAGCTAGTATAAAACTGCGTTTTTTGGATGGGTTGTGGTTGTTGAGCGTTTGCAATGAAGTTTTAACTATTGGTCGTAGATGCTTCATGTACAGTGTGGACACATTGGCTGGGCTCGGAAGATTGAGGATTTTCCTAACAGTTGTTGAGCTCGCCCACTTACAGATGTTGATATACTTGCGCCAAAGTGTGTTTTCTCTCAAGGACCAGGCGACAAAGTTGTCTGCCATAATAAGATAGGAACCCAGGGCTAATTTCGTAGTGACCCAAAGTGAAGTGCGCATGATCCAATGGGGGGGGTCATCTAAACGCTCAAGATACCATTGTATGTACTCAGACATGGTTTGTCCCCCTTTTTCTAGTATGACATGTAGTTCGTTCACATACTCGGGGTTATCCATAACTGCCATCAATTCACTCATGCCCCATTTACGTATATAATCAATGCGTTTCTTTTCTGCATATGTGTACAGTGATAATAGGGCCGCCAGTCCGCCAAACAGTATAGCTTTCCTCAACTTGTATTTATCACGCATGGGGTATTTGTTCACTACCGCTATTGGTGATATTTGTTTAAAGCTGTAAACGGAACTTGATGATGTTGTTCCTGAGTTTTCCGATATCCCGTCATTTGAGTTTTCGGAGTGGTTTGTTGTGGTCGAGTCTGACTCGGAGGAACTTGGAGGAGGTGAAGTTGGTCCGCCTAAATCGGCATTTGAGCGCTGGGATCCTGTCTGAGCGGAAAAGTCTGATATTCCTGATGAAACTGAATCCCCATCAGAGTGGTCGGCTTGTCCTCCTTTTGTTCGCCTAAGTGTTTGTCTCACTCCCATTGCAGGGGAAACTCTATCTTCTCTATTGGATGTGAACGTGTAACCAGTATTGGCAATATTGCCTACAGAGCTTGGTGAGGAGTTTTCAGTAGAAGGTGTTTTGTTCGAGTTAATAATACTGGGAGTATCACGAGGTGGGGGAATCTCGTCATCGAAGTACAATTCCGTGTATGTGCTTGGTAACCTAGTCATTTCCACATCTTTTATACCACGATAAAAGTCTAATTCCAGTTGAAAGGTTTCGGGGTGATAGTCTCTTTTCTTTTTCGAATACTGATTCGCCATAAAAATGTTGTAATTCCTATTGACAGGGATATCATGTTCTTTATACTTCATAATGCAATCACAGTCCATAAGACAATTCTTGATGGAGTGTGTGTATGATGCATAAACCTGTGGGTAATACAGTTCTAATTCCTTGACTAGATCGTTGTGTTTGGCTGTACCGTATGTGAAAGAGTGTTGTCTCGTCATGCTTTTGATGTGTGCTTCTTTTCGCTCTTTTGGGGTGGAAGCGTGCCATCGGGGTTGTTTGAAGTCCCGTTGCTGTTGAACTTTATTATACTCAGCAGGTTTAAGATCAAAGATTTCATTGGTCTGTGGTTGATCTTTAACTTCAACGTGCTTTTGTTCAACAGGCTTATAACGCCGTTTAATAGGGGGTTTGAAAACTGTTTGTTTTTTGGGAGGCTGGGGCGATGGTCTTGGATTGGTGAATGTGTTGCGGTGGGGTGTAGTGGTGGTCTTGGTCGGGTCGTAGCGGGAAGGCGCTGTTGGCTCAACATTGCGGGGCATGGAGCGCTGCCTGTCTTCATTCCAAAACAGGTTGTCCCAAGGCTGGGATTGATCGTTTAGATCAGAACGAATTGATGCGCCAGTTTCGTCACTGGCCTTCGTGCTTTTGGCACTCAGTGTGCCCCTCGGTGGTCCTACTTCCACAGGAGGGGTTTTGGGGGCATTGCGGCCCCCGGTGGGAGTCTTACGACTCCCAATGGGAGCGTCACTGACGCTCCCTGCCCATGATTTTGTGGAGGTCATGGTCCTCAGATTATCCTTTATTGCTTCAAACGCT